AGAACTGGGGCTTTCAAATAAACTTTTCAGTGCCACTTAACCGTGACTTAACTAAACAATGTCAAGAAATGGCTAAGAGACAAGAAGAAAAGATGAGGCTTGACTACGAGCTTGTTCGTGCACTTAAATGTGCAGAACTACAACAAAAAGGGTTTACGATATACCCTGGCAGCCGTGTAGCTCACATGTGCCAAGACATCGTACCTATACAATCGTTATTACCTAAGAAAAATGTTAGCACTACTAAAACCAATCGTTTTAACTTTTTTAAAAAGTGACAAATTTAAAGTATTTGTTGTAGATTTATTAGAAAAGTTAGTCGAATTATCAGACAATGAGCTTGATGATAAAGCTCTAGCAATAGTAAAAAAAGGATTAGACATTGAATAAAGTTAGCAGAGCTGGCGAGTCACAGTTTAACGAGTTACACAATCTCGTCACCGCAGAGTTCTTAAATAGAATTAAAAGTGGTGAAGCTACAACTGCTGATTTAAAAGCTGCATCTGACTGGCTATATAAAAATGACATTACGGGGGTTGCGTTTGATACGTCACCTCTTAGTCAGTTGGCAGACATTATGCCAAAAGTTGATTTTGATGCAGTACAAAAAGCGGTAAAAAGCTAATGGCTCCAAAACGTAAACCCCTTTCATCATTACGCAAAAGTGCAAGAAATTACAGACTCAACCCAGAGTCAAGACAAAAGAAAAACGCCTACCAACGAAAGCGTAATAAAACCACAGAAAACAAAAAATATAGAGCTGAACTTAACCGTGCCAGGCGGAAGGCTGGGGCGTACGGCAAGGGCGGTAAGGATTTTTCACACACTAAATCAGGAACTATAGTGAGAGAAAACTCTACAACAAACAGAGCAAGAAATCGTGGTAAAAAATGATACCAGTACTTCCTACTTATAAACATTACACACAAAACTTAATAGTCATGACATCAGCAGACGCTAAACGTTTATGGAGAAGAGCTATTAAGGAGGCAAACAATTATGAATGTATTTATTGCGGACAAAAACATCATGAATATGATCTTACCATTGACCATGTACATCCCAGATGTCTGGGAGGTGATACCAATACTTATAACTGTGTTCCAGCCTGTAGACGCTGTAATCAAGAAAAAGGAAGTAACAACTGGCTAATGTGGTTTCGTACTACATTTCCACCTAACCCATTTAGGGAAAAACTAATACTAAATTGGATTAAATGAACACTTTTTTACATCCATCTAAATTAAAATTAGATGAATTAAGAGTCATAGCTAGAACCGTACCCTCCCCACTAAGATGGGCTGCGGTATGGTTTTTATTATGGATTGAACCTAAATATATAGATTATAAATCTAAACAGGCTGTAGACACAGCTATAAAAGATTATAATAAACTTCACGGCACTGGTATAAATTTTATAATAGATAATACAAAACCTATAGAATCAAAACCATCTAAAGTAAAAGGTCTTAACGATTATTCTATTGAATATTATACAAAATTAGATGAAGAATATATTAAAAAAATGAATGATCCAGAGTGTGATATATGAATTTAGAACAAGAGTTACATAAAGATTTTAGAGTATTTCTAACAGCTATATGGGCTCACTTAAATTTACCTGTGCCTACCAGAGCACAATTATGTATTGCTGATTATTTACAAAATGGCCCCAAAAGATTACAAATACAAGCGTTCCGTGGTGTTGGTAAGTCTTGGATTACTGCTGCATTTGTTCTTTGGACTTTATTCAATAACGCAGACAAAAAAATTATGGTCGTCTCTGCTTCAAAAGATAGAGCAGACTCATTCAGCATCTTTTGTCAAAGATTAATACTAGAAGTACCTTGGTTGTCACATTTAAGACCTAAAAATGATGACCAAAGGTGGTCACGTATATCTTTTGATGTAGGCCCAGCAGCACCTCACCAAGCACCTTCAGTTAAGTCTGTAGGTATTACAGGGCAGTTAACAGGGTCTAGAGCTGACCTTATGGTATTAGATGATGTCGAAGTACCAAATAACAGTATGACAGAATTACAACGTGAAAAACTTTTACAGTTGGTTACTGAATGTGAGTCTATCCTTACTCCTAAGTCTAGTTCTCGGATTATGTTCTTGGGAACTCCTCAAACCACTTTTACTGTTTACAATAAACTAAGAGAACGTAATTATAGACCTTTTGTGTGGCCAGCTAGATACCCCCGCAAGATTGCTATGTATGATGGTCTTTTAGCACCACAGTTAGTTGAAGATTTAGACAAAAAAGAAAACCTTACATGGGAAACTACAGATACACGTTTTAAAGAAGCAGATTTGCTTGAAAGAGAATCGTCTATGGGTAGATCTAACTTTATGTTGCAGTTTATGCTAGATACTAGCTTATCTGACGCAGAAAAGTTCCCATTAAAGTTTGCAGACCTAATAATAAGCCCTGTTAATCCAACACATGCACCCGAAAACATAATATGGTGCTCAGATCCAGACAATGTAATGAAAGACCTACCTTGTGTAGGGCTCCCAGGGGATTATTACTACAAACCTATGCAAATACAAGGTGAATGGATGGAATATAGTGAAACAATATGTAGTGTTGACCCATCTGGGCGTGGAGCCGATGAAACAGTAGCTACATTTTTGTCACAACTAAACGGTATAATATATTTGCATGAAATGTACGCATCCAAAGATGGATATAGCGACAAAACTTTGTTAGAAATACTTAGGAGATGTAGAAAGTATGATGCGAGTACGCTGCTCATTGAAAGCAACTTTGGCGATGGTATTGTATCAGAGCTATTTAGAAAGCATTGTCAAACGACAAAAACAAACATTAACATAGAGGAGACTAGAGCAAATGTTAGGAAAGAAGATCGTATTATTGATAGTCTTGAACCTGTCTTTAATCAGCATAGGCTTGTTGTGGATCCTTCCGTCATTACGTGGGATTATAAGAGTAATGAAGCTGAGGCAACTGAAAATAGATTCCAATATATGCTTGGTTACCAAATCTCCAGAATGTGCAGAGAAAAAGGAGCTGTTAGACACGATGACAGAATCGACTCTCTCGCCCAAGGCGTTAAATGGTTTACAGATGCCCTCGCCTTATCCGCTGAAGAACAGATAAAAGACAGACGTAAAGAAGAATGGTTAGATCATCTAGAAGCGTGGATGGATGACCCTGAGTGCGAAGCAAATCATATTGCACTAGGTATGACCCTAGACCAAAAAAGACAAGCCAGAGGCTCTACTAAAAGCCACTCACACACTTGGATGTAGCCAACCCCACCATAACACACGGGGAAGTGGTGCTCCTCGTGGGTGGAAACAGCGGTCAGAGGGGTTAGATTAATTTCTACCCCCTCATCTATCACGACAACACCAATGATAAATTTTATTATAACACAAAAACAGAGGTTTTTAAAAAGTAAATGGTATGAAAACTATAGACATAGTTTAAAAATCAATAACTGGCCTCTTATAGATGTAGCTCAGATGAGGTATATTGAAAAACAAAAACAAAGACTTAATCGTCTATTTAAAAAGTAAACATCGTGGTAAGTTTCACGATATATGATTAAAAAATTACTATTACTCTTACTAATACTAAGGATACTTGCTCCTATCTCGTATATAACGTGGGTAGCATTGCGGGACTCTAAATTTTGGCATAATTTTTCGCAGGGTATTAATAAGCATGCGATTGTCGGAGGCCCCCAGGGCGGTTAATTCGTGTACGGTTATCCGTACTTTACAATCACGTGCGAATACCCCCGCAAAGATATTACAAAGTGTTAAGAGGTAGCCGTGCGGGGATTGACTACATATAGTTAAGACTCATTGGACTAAACTAGGTCTAGTGTTTGTTACAAAGTATTGCGGGGTATTGACATAATCTTACATGAGTCTCATGAGATCTGTATTTTCTGAGTGTGGATTATTATATATAAGGATGACTTATGTCAGTAGGCAATTATGCTTATATAAATTAATGTATTACAACAATGTTAAGTAAATATAAAGATTTATTGACTTTCCCTGGTTTTATGGTATTATCTCAGCTTTTAAAATTTCAGCTGTACTAGTACACTTGTACTAGCCACAATCATATAGGCTTGCGTCCGACTGTCAACCATATGTAACGGCAAGTTTCAAATATATTCATATCAACATATTTACCAGGTCATACCCCATTATTAAAAATAGGTGCTATATTAGATATATACAAATCAATTTTCAAATTTTATGTTTTTATTTCTACCTCTAATATAAAGAGCAGATCTACAACAAATACAACAAGTTACGGGGACTTTACCTTAGAAGTAAAGAACAGCACCAATTAACAATGTGCGTTACCTGCTAATGTGAACCGAACCATAGCACCGAATCCTAGTAGGGTAAGACTAGAGGCGAGACAGCATCAATGCGGGGACTGTAATGAAGTAAGCGGTAGGGCTTACGTGAACGGTGGGGAGTGCGAACCGACAGCTCCGAGCTAGATAGCAACAAGGCTAGCAATTAACAGTTAATACAAGGAGTCGTAGTGCCTACCCACAATCATCGAGCCACACGTATTAA